AGCAGGTCAAACTTTAACAGCAGCTTCTAGCAATGCTACTACTGATGACCTACAAAATGTTGCTCAGACAAATACTAATACTGTTGCAACTATAAATATAGGCGGCGGTCAAAATAATGTAGAGTATACTTTCTTTTGTCAGATGACAGACACTACAGGAAGCACTGCTGAAAGAAGTATTAGATTACGATTGAAGGAACGTTAATATGGCTTATGATTTTATTGGTCTGGTAAATGATGTAAATCGTAGACTTAACGAAGTAGAGCTTGTAGGCGGCACAGGAACTAGTGCAAACTTCCTTACTGCTAAAGGTGAGTATTCTATGATTAAAGATGCTGTAAACGCATCTGTACGATACATAAATCAGCATGAGTTTGAGTGGCCTTTTAATCATATTGAAGAGACAGAAACATTAACAGCAGGTATCATTAGATATGCTTATCCTGCAGATGCAAAGACTATAAACTTTAACACATTTAGAATAAAACAAAACGACACACTTGGTAATTCAACAGTAAAACTAAAAGAACTTACATACGAAGATTATTTAGACAATTATATTAATGTAGAGTATGCTACGTCTACAAGTGTAAGAGGTTTACCTAGTCGAGTATTCAGAGCGCCAAGCCAAGAGTTTGGTTTAGTTAATCCACCAGATCAAAACTATGAAGTAGTTTATGAGTATTATAGATTACCTGTTGACCTAATCAATGATACGGATGTACCTAGTGTACCAGAACAGTTTAGATATGTAATTGTGAATGGCGCTATGTATTTTGCTTATATGTTTAGAGGTGAGTCTCAAGAGTCCAATATGATGCAGAGTAGATTTGAGCAAGAGATAAAACAAATGAGAAGTTTGTACATAAATCGTTATGACTACATAAGATCCACTGTTAGAAACATTAGTACAACTTCTGTGAGAGCGCTTTAATATATGCCAACAACTCGTGAAACATACCCTATAGAGTTTCGTGGTGGTCTTTTAAGTAATATGAGTCCTTTGCAACAAGGTATTAACATGCCCGGTTCTGCAAGAGTGCTAAAAAACTTTGAACCATCAATAGAAGGTGGCTATCGTAGAATAGAAGGATACTCTAAATACGATGACAATATCATACCTCCATACGGCGCTCCTGTTGTTACAGGCGCAGGTCAAAGTGGTACAACTTTAAATATAGCTAATATACGTAAAGCTCCAGTAACAGGAGACACATTAAAAATAATACATGCTACAGCCTCTGTGAATGGTGCTATTAGTAATGCTACTGCACTTGTATTAGATACAAACGTTGGAACTCTTGCTGCAGGTATGGAAGTTACAGGCACTGGTATTTCTGGAACAGTAACCATAGCCTCAGTTACAAATCAGAATAACATTGTATTGTCTTCTGCACAAACACTAACAGATGATGTTGACTTAACATTCTTTAAAGTTTATACTATTGCAACTGGTGGTGTTAGCTTTAATAGTACAAATAAATCTGCTGCTTTAACTTTAACTTCTAGTCTTCTTGATCCTCCTTCTAATGGACAAACGGTAGAGTTTGTCAGTACTACAAATAAACATCTAACATTAGGTGTAGGTGTATTTGTAGACCAAGTAATAGTTGCAAAAAATCAAAGTCTTTTTAGAACATCGGGAAATGGTTATACATTAATAAACGTACCTTCTTACGGAACAAGTGTACTGGTAAATGGTGCATCACAAACAGGTACAAGCCTTGCAATAGATGGTCTTACAAGTACTCCTCAAATAGGTGATGTTTTTAAGATAGCTGCTGCAGGACCAACAGCAGTAGTAAATGGAGCTACATCCAGTACAACTGCACTTGTTGTAGATGGTAACGTTGGAACTATCGTGGCAGGTATGACTGTATCTGGTGACGGTATTCCAGATGGAGTGACTGTAGCCAGTTTGTCAAACCAAAATAATCTAGTATTATCAGCAGCACAATCAGTAGCAAATGATGTAGCGTTGACATTTAGTATTACTACAGATAAAATATATGCTATAACTTCTACTCCTTCAGTTTCTTCAGGTGGCTCAACCCTTACAATAGCACCTGCATTAGCTAGTTCTCCTGCAGATAATGCTGTAATAACTTTTTTAAGTACGTCAAGAGAAAGTGCTAGTAAAACTAGGTTTTCTAGATATAACTATAGTGGTACTGAAAAAATAGCTATAGTAGATGGAGTTAATACTCCTGCTCTATATGATAGAACATCTTTTACAGATCTTAATGATGCCCCAAATGATGTAGTAGGAGCAAAGTTTGTTGTTAGCTTTAAGAACCAGTTACTATTTGCTAAAGGTTCTAACATAGCTTTTACTGCACCTTATACAGACAATGACTTTACAGCAGCAAATGGTGCAGGTACAATAAATGTAGGTAATGAAGTTACAGGACTTATTGTATTTAGAGAACAACTTATAATATTTACTGAATCTAGTATCCAAAGATTAGTAGGTAACACTGTATCTGACTTTCAGTTACAACCCATTACAACTGACATAGGTTGTATAGATGAAGATACTATGCAGGAGATTGGTGGAGATGTAATGTTTCTTGCTCCTGATGGTTTGAGGCTTTTAAGTGCTACAGAAAGATTGGGAGATTTTGGTTTATCTGTTGTATCTAAACCTATACAAGAAGAGGCTACATCTTTTATTTCATCACACACTTCTTTTACAAGTGTAGTTATTCGTAAAAAATCACAATACAGAATATTAGGATACAAAACTAACTTAACTAATCGAAGCTCCAAAGGTATACTGGGTACACAGTTCTCAGGACAGGGTGGAGAAGGTATGGCTTGGGCAGAGGTCCAAGGAATAAACGCACACGTAGCAGACAGTAGGTTTTATTTAGGAAGAGAAACTGTAGTTTTTTCTAACGATGATGGCTACTTATACTCTATGGAAAACGGAAGTAGCTTTGATGGTGGTAATGTAGAAACTTCTTTTGCTACACCTTATTTGCCAATAAGTGATCCTAGAGTACGTAAGACATTTTACAAGATGCTCTTATACACAGATCCACGAGGTAGTGTGTCTTTTGACATATCTTTAAAGCTTGACTTTGACCAAAAGAATAGTGTACAACCTACTAAGATAGATTTTAGTAATCAAACAGGTCAAGTTGCATTTTTTGGATCAACTACTTTTGGATCGTCAGCAGTATATAGTAGTAAGCTACTAACATTATTTGAATCACAAATGATAGGAACAGGGTATGTTGTATCTTTACAATTCACTTCTGATAGTACAGACCCACCATTTTCACTAGATGCTATAACATTAGAATACGGAACAAACACAAGAAGGTAAACGGACATGGGAACAGGTTACACCAGAAACGATACAGGTAATAACATTGCTGACGGTAACGTTATCAATGCAGCAGACTTAGACGGTGAGTTTGACGCAGTAGTTGCAGCGTTTAACAATTCTTCAGGACACACACACGATGGTACATCTGCAGAGGGTGCGCCCATTGAGGTTCTTGGTCCGTCACAGGATGTAGTTATTACTGCATCAGCTATACGCCCAAAAACAACTAATACCGTGGACTTAGGTACTAGCTCTTTAAAGTTTAAAGATATTCATTTAACAGGAGATCTTAACTTAACTGCGTTAAATGTTACTGATGCTAGTGCTAGTGATGCTACAATTAAACTAAATGGTAATTATCCTGATGGTTCTAGAAACATAGCATTTGGTTTAACGGCATTAGATAGTTTAGATAGCACAAGTCCAGGTGGAGATAACGTTGCTTTAGGTAATGCTGCACTAACTGCACTCACAGAGGGTGATCATAACATTGCCATAGGTTCATCTGCAGGTGATGCACTGACTGTTGGTGGTAAGAACATAGCCATTGGCTTTGAAGCTTTGTCAGCAGAGGATGGTCATGGTGAAACTGTTGCTATCGGATACCAAGCACTGAAGGCACAGAATGCAGGTGCATCTGGCTTAAACGTTGCTGTAGGTTATCAAGCTGGTACAGCAGTAACAACAGGGGTTCAGAATACACTTATTGGTGCTTCTGCAGGTGTGGCTCTTTTAGCAGGTGCAGGTAATGTTGCAGTAGGCTTTGAAGCTTTAAAAACAGAAGACGGTCATGGTACTGCCACAGCTATAGGGTATCAAGCTCTTAAAACACTTAACGCAGCAGCAGACTCATTTAACGTAGCGGTAGGTTATCAAGCAGCCGAAGCAATGACCACAGGTAAAAGAAACATTGCCATAGGTGCTAACGCTTTAGATACAGCTACTGATGGAGATGATAACGTAGCCATTGGTTACGATGCAGGTACAGCAATCACAACAGCATCAGACAATACTGTAATAGGTGCTTATTCAGGTACAGCTTTAACTACAGGTACAGCTAACGTAGCGTTAGGCTTTGAATCACTTATGACTGAAGATGGACATGGTGAAAGTACTGCTATTGGTTACCGTGCATTAAAGATGCAAAACGCTGGTGCGTCTGGTTTAAACGTGGCAGTTGGGTATAACGCAGGTGCTGCTGTTACAGTAGGTGTTAAAAACGTTATAGTAGGTGCTTCAGCAGGGGATGCCCTTGCAGCAGGAACTAACAATACGGCTGTAGGTTTTGAAGCACTCTCAACTGAGGATGGTCACGGCAATAATACTGCTATAGGTTATAGAGCATTAAAAGATTTAGATGCTGGTGCAGAGGGTTACAATACTGCTGTTGGAGTAGATGCAGGTTTATCTGTTAGTACAGGTCTTAGAAATACTGCAATAGGTAGCTTTGCTTTAGACGCTGCTACTACTTCAGATGACAACACTGCAGTTGGATATAATGCAGGTACTGAAATAACTACTGGTACAGATAATGTTATTATGGGTGCTTCAGCAGGTGCTGCACTTGTCGCAGGTAGTAATAACATAGCAATAGGTTTTCAGTCACTTATGACGGAAGACGGTCATGGTGAAAGTACTGCTGTTGGTTATCAATCTCTTAAAATGCAAAACGCAGGAGCTTCTGGTTTAAACACAGCCGTAGGTTACCAAGCAGGTACTGCAGTTACCACTGGTGTTAAGAATGTTATAGTAGGTGCGTCTGCAGGGGTTGCTCTTGCGGCAGGGGGTAACAACGTAGCTGTAGGATTTGAAGCATTAGCTACAGAAGATGGTAATGGTGAAAGTACAGCTATTGGTTATCGTGCCTTAAAAACACAGAACGCAGGTGCGTCTGGTCTAAACGTAGCAGTAGGTTATGATGCAGGACTATCCGTTACTACAGGTGTTAAGAATGTTATAGTAGGCGCTCTTGCAGGTGATGCTTTAGCAGCAGGAGCTAACAATACTGCAATA